ATTTCTTGAAGGGTTCAAAGCTATTATTAACAAACTCCTAATCAATCTAGTTGATGAAGATAAGGAAATCTTTAATCTGCGCTGGAGATATCCTCAACTGAGATGGGAAGAAATAGCAGAACAGAAATTCATGAGCAAAGCTACAATCTATCGACGTAGAAGGATCATTCTAGAGCAGTACGCTATACTGAAAGGTGAGTTGTAAATAAGATTGAGACAAAAGACGTCTTGAAGTCTCACAAAAAAAGGTTTATCATGATAGCATGAACTTCTGAAACAAAAACACATATCACACTTGAGGAGTTATCCTTAATTCTAGTCAAAAAGTTGTCCAACAGAAGCATCATCAAGAGTCAGCGAATGCTGGCTTTTTGTTTTGGGAAAGGAGGTAGAATATGGAATTTGTATCACCGATAAAAGATAATGACGACATTCAGGCAATGAAAGATTATCTCAAGGAGTGGAATGAGATGTATTATATGCTATTCATTACAGGCCTGAATACTGGTTTGCGAGTCGGAGATATACTTACCTTGAAAGTTAAAGATGTTCAAGGCTGGCACATCAAACTGAGAGAACGGAAGACTGGCAAGCAGATAACAAGACGGATGACAAAAGAACTCAAGAAAGAAATGAGGAGATATGTTGAGGGTAAACCATTTCATCATTTCTTATTCAAGAGTAGGCAAGGTCAGAATAAAGCGATCACTCGTGAGCGAGCCTATCAAATCATACATGAAGCAGCTGAAGAACTTGGCATTGATAATGTTGGCACACATACAATGCGCAAGACATTCGGCTATAAATATTACAACAAGACAAAAGACGTAGGGACATTACAGAAAATGTTCAATCACTCATCACCAGCAATAACTCTTAGATACATAGGGATTGAACAAGCAGAGCTTGATGATGCGCTACGGAACTTTGTCATTTAATTTTTTTGGATATTACTTTCACATAATGAGTTAAGCATAAACTGAAAAAATGAAACGCTTTAAAAGCTATGATTAGTAAGGGTTTGAGATTTAGAGTGAGTTTAACAAAATATAAGATATGTGAAAGTGAGAGGTAAAACAACATAGAAAAAGGAGTATAACATGATAAAAGAATATCGCGATATATTGTTTGAATCTGGAGCAGTTAACAAACTGAACAAAGACATTAAAAATAACCCTGAAGTGAACTTCAAGATAGTTGGATACAATGTCGTTCCACAAAAGTTTGGACCAGATTGTAGATACATTCTTGTAGATTGGGAAAAAGAAATACTAGAAGATTCTGCAACAAAAGTTTCTACAATTCCAGAATCAGAAGTAAATACAGACACAGATCCACAAGTTTCAGAATTCGTCTCGAAACGTTTTAACCTTCCAGACGATCATTAATGTTTTAAAAAATGAGACAAAAGACATCTTGAAGTCTCACATAAAAAGGGTTATTATGATAGCATGGATTTCTTGTATGAGAGGGGATAGGTCGCTGACCTGTCCCTTTTAGTATTGGAAAGGAGATTTGCCATGTACAACAAACCTATCAGACCATCCTTGAAGTCTAAGAAGTGGGAGAAGTTCCGTGATAGGATAATGCGTAAGCATGATTATCTTTGTCAAGAAAGTTTGCGTTACGGAATTTCTGTTCAAGCAGAAATGGTACATCATATCTTCCCTGTGTCTGAATATCCTGAACTTGAATTTGTCGAATGGAATTGTTTGCCATTGACGAATAAGAAACACAATACGTTTCATGATAGAGTGAATGATAGAGTAATCAATCAAGGACTGTATTGGCAAAAAAAAAGAAAAAAAGAATTTTTAAATTTTTTCAAAAATGAAAAATGAAAATTTTTAGTCCCCCCTCTTTTTGAAAAATCATTTCGGCCAGTAGGGTACCGGTGAAGGGAACTTTTTCCAAGTCGGGGGCCTTCAAACAAAAAGGGGGTAAAAACTAAGCGATTTTGACGAAAGGAGGTAGTTTTTGGCTAAACCAATTACAGCGAAGTCGATTAAGTCAAAAGTTGTCAAACAGATGAAGGACTTGGGCACTTATCGTAAAGAGTTTGAAATGATCATTGATATCTTTGCAGGTATGCTCTATCAGTATCAGAAACTTGCTCAAGATTATGCTGACATGGGTTATCCAGTAACAGACACCTACGTCAATAAGGCTGGTGCTGAGAATGAGCGCAAAGTTCCAATCTTGACAGCGATGGAAATTTTGAGGAAAGACATTCTCAGCTACTCTAATCAGCTGATGATGAATCCGAAGTCTCTCGGTGAGGTAGTAGAACAAGAAGGTGATTCAGTTCTTACTGAGGTCCTGAAGTTCAAGAACGAAATCAAAAAGAAGCGAGTGACTGGCAATGGGTAATCTTGATAAAGCGAAAGAGTATGCTCAGCATGTCATATCTCACAGAGAGGAACATTGTGAGGAAAACATTCTTGCTGCTGAAAGGTTCATTCGTGATCTTGACAATCCAGAGTTTGAAATGGGTGAGGATATCGTTGATTTCGTTGTTCACTTCATCCAAAATACGATAGTCCATCAGCAGGGCGATGATATGTTTGCGGTATCTATCCGTAACAAGCCATTACTCTTGCAACCGTGGCAACACTTTGTGGTTGTTAATCTATTTGGATTTTACTACAAGGGTACAAATGAGCGCAGGTTCAAAGAAGCGCTTATCATGCTTGCTCGGAAGAATGGAAAGACCTCATTTACTGCTGCAATCGCACTTGCTTATCAGATATTAGACACGGATAGCGGTTCAAAATGCTACATCGTGGCTAACTCAGTTAAGCAAGCGATGGAAGCATTTGGATTCTTAAAATTCAATGTAGAGCGATGGAATGACAAGAACATTCGTATCAAGGATAACAACCAGGAACACTCAATCACTGCTAATTTTGGTATTGAGGGTTCTTTCTTTATCCAGGCACTGGCCAACGATGAAAGCCGTTTGGACTCTTTGAACGGAAACGTCATTATCCTGGATGAAGCTCACACGATGAGAAATAGTAAGAAATATGGACTTATGAAGAAAACAATGTCAGCATACCGAAACAGTATGCTTTTTGTTATCTCTACGGCTGGGGACATTCCTACTGGTTTCCTTGCTAATCGTTTGAAATACTGTCAAAAGGGTCTCAAGCAATTGGTCAAGGACGATTCCTTGTTCATGTTTATCTGCAAAGCTGACCAAAACACAGATGGTGATGTAGGAGATTACCTGGATGAGAACGTTCTTAAAAAAGCCAATCCTTCATGGGGTGTGACGGTATCACTCAAAGCTTTGAAAGAAGAAGCAGAACAAGCTATGCAGGACCCTCAGACAAGAAATGAGTTTTTCAACAAGACCTTGAATGTCTTTACAAACTCGATGAATGCTTATTTCAATCCTGATGAATTTATAGCTTCAGACAGTCAATACGATTGGACCTTAGAGGAACTAGCACGCTTACCAATCCAATGGTATGGTGGTGCTGACTTGTCAAGGATGCATGACTTGACCGCTGCTGCTCTATATGGTGTCTATCACGATGGCGAAAAAGATATTGATATCTGTATCACACATGCTTTCTTTCCTCGAGTCAACGCTCAGAAAAAGGCTAATGATGACGGGATTCCACTCTTTGGCTGGCAGTCTGATGGTTGGTTAACGATGAGTAACACCCCGACTGTTCTCTATGATGATATCGTTAAATGGTTCATCAAAATGAGAGAAAAAGGATTCAAGATTGCCGCTGTTGGGATGGATAGGAAATTTGGTCGTGAATTCCTAGCTAAGATGAAACAAGCTAGGTTCAAGATGATTGACCAACCTCAGTATTTCTATCTGAAATCAGAAGGATTTAGACGGATTGAGTTCAAGGTGAAGAACAAAGAATTTTATTATCTTCATTCGGATGCTTACGAATATTGTGTAAGTAATGTCAGAGCTATCGAGAAAGTGGATGATGCTGTGCAATATGAGAAATTAGACGGTGACGGTGGTACTGCAAGAATTGACTTGTTTGATGCCAGCGTTTTTGCTTGTATCCAAGCTCTGGCAAATCTTGGTAAGAACCAGGATGTCATGAGCTTCTTCAAGTAGAGGGAAAGGAGGTGAGAAAATGGGGCTTTTAGATAGGATTTTGAAACGAGGTAAAACTCAAAGTGGCACAAATGTCATCACGCATTCAGACTTTGGTTTGTTCCTGGACGGGGATGGTTACGTTCCCTTGGCCCGTAATCCTGATGTGATTGCAGCGGTCAACAAGATTGCTGACATGGTATCCAACATGACCATTCACTTGATGGAAAATACCGACAAAGGCGACATCCGAATTAAAGACGGACTAGCTAGAAAAATCGATGTAAACCCATGCGACAATATGACTCGTAAGACTTGGATTTTCAAGATTGTGCGTGACTTGTTATTGTTTGGTGATGGTAATTCGGTTCTTCATGTTGAGTATGATCCTGTGAATGATTATATTTTAAATTTGAGACCATTCGCGATGAGTGAGGTCTCTTTCAAAAACGATGAGTTTGGCTATGTCGTGAATTATCGTGGCATTGATTACAATCCAAGCGAAATCGTACACTTTGCAATCAATCCAGATCCAGATAATCCATTTGTCGGTACTGGATATAGGCTTGCTCTGAGAGATATTGTTAGGAACTTAAATCTTGCTACTCAAATCAAAAAAGGGTTCATGAGTGGGAAGAACGTTCCAAGCTTGATTGTGAAAGTTGACTCTTCAAGTGGAGACTTAGGAACTCAAGAAGGTCGTGACATGGTCGCTAAGAAATACCTTAGCACTAGTCAAGCAGGTGAACCGTGGATTGTTCCAGAGGCTCTTATGAGCGTTGAACAGGTTAAACCACTAAGCCTGAAAGATATTGCTATCAATGAATCTGTTGAAATTGACAAGAAAACAGTTGCTGGGCTTTTGGGAGTTCCAGCTTTTATTTTGGGAGTTGGAAGTTTCGACAAAGAAGAATACAACAACTTTGTCAATACAACAGTTATGAGTATTGCAACGACAATCACTCAGACCTTAACGAGAGACTTACTAGTTTCAAACAATCGGTATTTCAAGCTTAACGCTCGCTCGCTATATTCTTACGACATTACAGAATTGTCATCAGTTGCACAACAGATAACCAACA